TGCCGCTTGCCAAAAGATCTTATTTTTTTGGGGGTTGGGTCCAAAAAGTAAGCAAATCTGCCCATCTTAGGTCAGATTTCTTGAAACTGTATAGCCTGAAGCGATTGTGTCGTGAAATTTACAGCAGAATATGGAAGGATTTGGGCCATATTAGGCCACCGTGTTCTAATGTGTGCAGAACCACAGGATATAGTGCCTACCTTTGGCTTTTAAATGGCAATGCTTTCCCCATAAGCGGCGGCATCAGAAAGATCTTATATGTAATATACAAAGCATCACATAAATCACAGTGGCCATAGTTCCCTAACTACGAAAACTGCGAGCCCAATTTCCCACCTTAGATCACTGTTCTCAATATGTTTATAAATATGTTTGTAGTGCAAGGTTAATAATATTCACCTTGTATTATAATCTGTAATAGAGTGGTGTGTTGTAAGTCCTTCTAAGACATTCCTATTGTTAATAACATAATGTTAATACAGCACATCACTCTTATATTAATCCAATAGTATCAGTAATAGTAGTAATTCTATAATTTGTGTAAAGATCTTTTAGTCAAGTTGTTCTTCTATCCAACTGTCTGTAGAGGGATCATCAAAGAACCATCTGTGTTGTAGTATAAACAATTGGCAATCGTACTTGCTCTTGAATAAGAATTTGTAACTGCGATCAGTTATGTGTGTTGTGTAAGGTCCAAAGCAACAGGTGTTACACCACTTCAGCACACGTTTCATATCTTCTTTGCTCAGGTAGTCAAACTCAACCACGTGTTGTATGTTGGGCTTACTCATTGATGAACCTTGGTCTGCCCAATCTTGCTTTGCTATTGGGATGTTGTCTGCGTTGGGCTATTATACCTTGTCGCCATTCAACATTAGTTTTGTGTAATAATAGTAATACGGGATCAGTGCCACGATATTGCTGTTGGTGTAGCAGGGCTCGTTCCAAGTCACGCACCAAAACCCTGTTGGTCTTGTAGATCTGTGGCACCAATCTTATCTGCATCAGTCTCTTGGTAATCTGTCCAACTGCTGATACAACCTGTATATCTCAGCACGGGTGTTGTCACCCAACTCAGTGCCTTGCGGTAACTGGTATTCCTTTGACTCCCTCAGTTCTGCTATCTTCTTACGTATCGATATTGAATTGACCTGTGGTTGTGTGTTGGTGTCAGTTATTGGACGGCCACCCTGCCTGTACTTCATAGCATCCAATATCAACTGCACACCTTCTGCCGTGTTGGCCAAGGGTGCGTTCAGTGTGTCTTTGCTCAAAGTGTTTGTGAAGTTCCGCATAGCCGCTATGTTGTTGTCGTAGTCATTACCCCAAGTGCTCTTCAACTTACCTTGTTCCATTGTGGCGTCAATCTGCGGACCTTGGTTCGCGTACTGTTCAGCGAATGCTTTCATTGAGTCTGAGTATAGTGCCAACATACCTTTGGCCTGTTCCTGTGTTAGATTGTACTGCTTGAACATCTCTGTGGTCTCTTTCTCTTGGGTCTCGTTCATATCAAGTTCCATATCCTTGGCGAAACTGAAGTCATACTTCTCAGGTGCTTTGGGTGATTCACTTATCTTGGTTTCAAGTTCAGTGTAACTCTTTGCGAAGTCTTCTGGTGTCTTGAACTTCTCTGGCAACCACTCTGGTCTTCCTTCTGTGGTTTCCGTTGTCACTTCTTCTGTTTTTACTGTTTGATTGGTATCCTGTGCAGGTGCTTCACCTAATAAGTTAGTTTGTTCTGGTGTTGCTTCTGTTGATACTGTTTGGTTTTCGTCTGCCATTGTTGTTATCTCCGTTCTATTATGTTAGTTGTTTCTGTTCTTTCTGTGTCGCACATATTTTCTATTCGTTTTAGCAAAGCCTGTTGTGCAACTTTATAAACACAGGCATATGGATTAGGTGCATCTTGATCTAATCTGCTTTGATTTGCTATCCTATGTAAGTCATAGAACACTTTCTTCCCCGCGGGTGTTGTGAACACCTCTTTGTATACCTTCTTTAGTTCTTCTTGTTTCATCGTTTCAGTTCCTTTGTGTAAGTGTATTGTTGCAAACTGAATCCTTTCCGTTCGCACCAACGTTGGTATGCTTTTCTGCTGTCCCAAGTAAAAATATTTATGCTGTCACAGTCCTGTTGTTTTCCCCACAGTTCTAACCTGTCCAACATCATATCTACGAAACTGTAATGGCATTTCAAGGCAGTAAGGATACCAACTATGTTTATTTCTTTTATGTTTCGCCACATATTGTATTGCCATTCAGCCACCAACAAACATCTGAGTTCGCCATCTTGTTCAATACCTATCGTGAAACCATTGCGTTGTTGATCTAATCTGGTCATCCAAGTAAGCCACTGTGGATCATATTGATCAGGATATGTGGTATCTACCTGTCGCTTGACCATATCGTAGAGGATCTGGAACCCATTGGGGTTATCGTAGTCTCTACCTGTTACGAATTTAATGTTACTGTTGTTCTGGTTCTTGTGAGCCATCTGGATCTATAACTTGCTGTGCTGTTTGCATTAATTGTTGCTGTGCCATTTGTTCTCTCATCTGCTCATTCTTTTGTTGAATTTCTTGTTCTGATCTAATCACATCAGGACTCATATCACCATCAGTCAATATCTTCCTTGCCAATTTGGCTGTATCTACTGCCTGCATAGCCTCTGGACCCAACTGTGAAACCATACTCAATAACTGCATATCTCTGTTGATCTCAGTCATTGCTATACCTTTTTTAACTGCTGAATTTACTACTAATTCAAATGCATTGTTATCTAATACAAACTCAGGAACTAAACCTCTCAATTGTAATTTAGTAACCAATGTATTGATCAAAGGTCTTAGGAATTCTTGTTCAAGTCTCAAACCAAACGGTGCTGTTCTTCTATAGAACTCCGCTTGTCTTGCCTGTATCTCTGTTGCTGTCATATACTTTGATTCACCCGGCGGTAACATAGCATCGTTGTATAGATGTCTTCTGATAGTGCTCTGTGCATCTTGTATCGCCACCTGACTCACATTGAATGAACCCGGGAAAGGTACTGGCTGTAATGGTTGATCAACTGTGATTATTTCACCCGGTTGTAATTTCATATTTGAAAAATTCACTGTGGTATCACTGTTAACCATCCAAGCACCCATTGTCTGCCAACTCACTGATTGCAACAACATTTTTTGCATTTCATTCACAGTACGAATATGTGCAAGTGCGGAACGACAAGGCCCCATACCCCATATTTGACCAATCACTTTTGAAAATCTAAAAATGATGAATGGATTCACTGGCATATAATCTTTTGAAACGAGTTGCATATCTTTGCCAACATACACGTGATAACAGAAATCAGTGTCGCCAACTTCTCTGAATACTGCTTCTAATACTGGTAATTTTTTTTCAGGATCTTTTTTTGCAAGTTCCAATAATTCAGGAGTCTGATCGCCATATCTTTCAAATACGCTCTGTGCTGATAACTCGTGTTCTCTGAAAACAACATCAATGTCATCTTTGTAGTTTGCTAAGAAATACAATTGGCTTGTTGGTATACTCATAAAATCCATACCATTTCCTTGCATTGGATTCATAACACAGATTGCACCTGTTCCTGATATGATACAGTCTGTTATTGATTCACCTGCCGCCACATAGAAGTTACTGTTCTTCAAAGTGTTGAACACAGTCTTGTTCGCCGTGTCTAACATTCTTCTGATGTCAGGTGCTATTTTACCTTTGACTTCTGATCTAACGTCAATGTAAGCCCATTGTTGATTCTGTGGTATTAACAGCGATAGTACGGTTGAAGTAAGATTGGCAACACTCTCTAATGCTGTGTTATCATAGATCTTGTTTCTATCGCCTGTGTGATCATCTTTCACCCAAATATCCCTGTCAGGATATGTGTATGAATATGCTTCACTTATTTCACTCTCGTGTTTCTGTCTTGCCTGTTTGGCTTTACTCAACAGATTTTTTACATATGAAAAATTTGCTTCTGCCATATTATGTTAACAAAGAACCGTCTGTGCCAAATGTTGATGTGTCACCCAAATAACCATAAGGTGTAGCAATCATAGTTCTTCTTCCTTTTCTGTTCATCTGTCTTTTTCTCTCTGCACTTGAGGCAAATTGTGCCTGTGCCGCCGCTGTGTCAGCCGCCGCGTTTGCTTCTTGTTCAGCAATTATTTCTTGCTGTACTTTAGCCTGTGCTCTTGCTACTGCTACTGGATCTGGTGCTTTAGGTTTTCTAAATACTTTACCCATTATAATAATCTCCCGTTTGTTATGTTTGTATTTACTTTCATTATAAATTTCCCCCAACACCAAGTTTACCTACGGTGCTGTCAAATACCGTGCTTAATAATGTTTTCTTTTTTCTACTTCTTAGATCTACTGTTTTTCCTGCCTGTGCTGATGCTACTGCATTTCTTTCAGCATCACTTAATAAGTTTTCACCGCCATATGTGCTGACAATACTACCACCTTCAAACACGTTGTTTTCTTGTTTGTTTTTTATACCTGCTCTGATCAATCCACCACCTGGAACCAACATAAGTGGTATAGTCATCACGTTTGATATTTTCTTTTGTGAATCATATTGTGCTTTTGAAATAGGTATTCTTCTCATATTGGATTTTACTTCTTTTTGACCTTTGCTTGTCAAAACAATACCACCTGACTTCGTTCTCAATGGCATACCTTTTGAATCAACCACATAGTTTCCGGGTCTCATTGATACTGCTTTTGTTACTGCTTTTCTATCTGCACTACCTTTCATTCTTGTAGGATCAGATGTTTGTTTTTTTGTTATTGATTGAACAGTATTTTCAACAATTCTGTCGTATCTTTGCTTGTTTACTTTTGGTGTTTGTATGCTTGGTGGGGCTACTGGCCCTTTTGGACCTTGATAACCTCTGTTATTGTTGTTGTTTCCACCGCCTGATGAACCGCTTGATCTTCCCATAAAATTACCTTTTCTAACAGTTGTATTTATGTGATCTTGGATTTGCCACCCGCAAAAGACAGCGGTGATTGTATCATTGGTATTTTAGACACATCTACAGCAGGTTCAGGTAGTTTGCTGATACTCATTGCTGTGGCATCTATAAAGTCGTCCATCTTGTTGTATGGAAATTCTTCAAGTTGATTCATAAACTTACCGTGTTCTGCTACTCGTTTGTGTATTTTCAATTTGCCTACCTTGATGATAGGTTCAAGTGTTTGTGCTAAGAAGTTTAATTTGTTACTATTTCTGAATTCACCAATGACCACAATTTTCTTTTTTCTTTCTAATATTTTTCTTTTGAGTTCTGTCTTCAACGTTGGCGAAAAGTTTTCCTCTAAATAAACGTGACCTATTTTGTATTTGTCACAAGCCCTGATTATTTCTTCACATTGTTGATCAAATTCTTTATCTTTTGCTCCTGACAGTTCAATAGTGTCGTGGACATAAACAGTACCATTCACATCTCTACAGGTCACAGCCAATACACTATCATCACGGCCTCTCAACCCTAAAGCAGGATCCCAACTTGCTACCATTCTTTGTATTTGGTTTTCACCTATCCTAACTATTGGAATATAATTGCCCATAGGTTGTGGTAAGTGTTGATATGTAAGTTCTTCATCATAAACTTTAATTTTATTTAGATCTATCAATGTGTCATAAGTTTTTGCAGGTATCAGTAGATACTGTGATTTGAAGTCACCTTCCGTGGATTCATTTTTTATTCTTTCTAACCATTCCCAAGTGAACATATTTTCAGGGTGATCAGGCCAAGCAAGTTCGCCTTCTTTGTTATACACTGGTATCTTTAGTTCTTTGTCATAACCAATACTCTTACAATGTCTGTAAATGGAATCTTCACTGTGTGGCGTTCCAACTAACAATATCCTTTTGGCTATCTTACCAAACTCCATTGTTCTATCTTTGATCATATTCCTTGCATCTTGTGTCAGTACATTGGTTGCCACTTCAATATCATCACCAATTATTTCATCGGCGTGCATACCTGTGAAACTTGATACCATTGAAGTTACTGTGACACTTGGGTTCAATTGTATTGAATCTCTCTCAACTGTGAATTGGCTTGCTTGCCAACTATACAGATCACTTTTCAAATGTTGGGTCAAAGGATTTGATTCAATGATAGAACGTATCATCATTGAGTTCCTCATTGCCAAATTCTTCTTTGCTGAAACAATGATACAAGTGTAGTTTGGATCTGTTAATAATTTCCAAGCCACATAACAACAAAGTATGTAACTCTTACCTGCGTGCCTGAATACTTGTAATATCTTTCTTGGTTGGTTTCTATTTCTTTCCAACCATTCTGCAACATCTTGATGAAGTGGTGGTGTTTCCATTCCACTTAAAATATTTTGGGTGTCTAAAAAAACTTTGAAAGGTACTTTCATTATTCATCTTTGTTCACTGGATTACCATCATTAACGGTTTCATTTGTATCTTCTTTGGGTGCCATTCGTTCCATTGCTTTTTTCAATAATTTTTCTGCTTCACCATCTTTGTTAGGTTCTGTTTCACTTGCGTTATTCAAACCTGAAATGTGGGTTGCCATTTGTTTAAGCAACATAAGATGAGACTTTCTACAGTTTGTTAGGAAAGTTGCCTTCTTGACGTAATCCTTGTCTTCTTTTTTAGGCCAAGCATCTTCACTGAAAAGATCATTGCCGTGTTGTAATTCGTTGTCAAAATATTTGTTTGAAAATTCTTTTAAGATTTTTTCATAGTTGTCATCAACTATCTTTTTTCGTCCTGCCATTATATTAGTACCTTTCTATTCAAGTTAAGTTAAAAATATTTAGCCACAAAAAAAAGACCCCCATATTGCTACGAGGGCCTTTTCTACACGATATACAATTTAAGGAGCATCTAATATGTCCAATAGACTTATCAAATACTGCTATTATTTATCCGATTTATTATTTTAACTGCTCAAATACGTCTAAAAGTAAGGATTTGACACTATCTTCTGGTTCATTTTCAATCCATTCTTCCACACTTGGATAACCTGCAAGTGTGAATTCTATATGTCCTTTTAATTTAATTACTTCTGTGTCACCGTCTTGTATTTTTTCTATACTCATATTGTTTTTATAAATGTTTTGTTGTAATAGTTCAATTGTGTTCCGCGGTAGCACAGTTGGTAGTGCATCTGACTGTTAATCAGAGGGTCACTGGTTCGAGTCCAGTCCGCGGAGCCAATATTTTTTTTGGCACAAAGTTGGCACAAACAAAAAAACACAAAATTATTTCGCTGTTTTCCGCCATTTGTAGATGAATGGTTTTTCTGTTAAAATAAGCCGTCATCAAAAAAATAGGCAAAATTAGTTAAAAAAACCGCTGTTTTCTTAGGTTTTGTCAGGTATACAAATTTCAAAAATGTGCTATAATATAAGCACAAAGTCAGCACAATTTTTGTTTCCTATTGCTTGTGCTGGCTTTGGTAGAAAAGGATATACAATGTTAAACAATGTTAAACTAAATGACGGTGCCATCACTCTTGTTAAGAGAGGACACAATTGGCATATGAAATTAAAAGTTGATCGTACACTTATCAGAGAAACTTGTGGCACATCTGATTTAGAAACTGCCAAGTCAATCGCATATTCAAAGTTTGATGATCTACGTTTGGTAGTCAAGCAAGGTGGCACTTTAGAAAAGTCACCAAAGTTCTCTACAATATTTGTTGATTGGGAAAAGTACATTAGAAGTGAATTCAAAGACAAGAAATATAGACAATATAAAAATGGTTTCACCAAATACTTTTTATTCCAATTTGGATCCAAGCAGATAAAAGAAGTCCAAGAACAAGATCTGCAAAATTGGTTAGAGTGGCGTAAGACTGTGTTAACACCGCAGAAGAAAATACCAACAAGTTCAACCATACACAATGAACTTGTTTATTTGATGAACTTCTATAAATTTTGTGTGGCAACTGGATATATCAGAAAAGTAGAAATACCTGAGTTCCCCAAGTTCAAAGTTGAATCACAGAGACGACCTGCTTTCATAAATGGGTTGGATAAGAAATTGATCGTGTTGGCAAGGAACAGTTTTGAAAGAGAAAAGAATTCAAGCATAAGATCTAAAAGAGAAGATCTCTATACCTATATTAGAATGATGTTGGCCTGTGGTAGTAGATCAGGCGAACTCGCAAGTATAGGTCTAAAACATTTGAGTGAAATCACAGTCAAACAAAAAGGCAAGACGAGAAAAACTTTTGCTGTTCAATTGCTTGAGAAAACTAAAACTATTTCAGGTAAGAGATCACACAAACGTACTGCCGTGTTTATGCCCGATGTTTATGATGTAATAAAAAAGCACATCAAGAAATATCAAAAACTTGGTGTTGATCTAACTGATAAGTTTTGGCCCAACCATAAAAGTTTTGATGAAGGTTTTGATAACTTGTTGGTAAGGAACAATATGAAGATTGAACCCATCACAGGTGCGTCATATTCTGTGTACAGTTTGAGGCATACATATATCACAAACAGATTGTTGGCAGGTGTCACGTCAGATCTCATCGCTTCACAATGTGGAACTTCAGTCAAGATGATTGAAGAACATTATAGTAATGTCGTACCACTACTTGCTAAGAACAAAGTGGTTGCTTTGGATGAAGATAGTGTGGACTTCAAGATATTAGACACACAATATTCAGAATTGTTTGAGGAATAGAAAAATATGGAAATCATCATAATAAGCAATATCATCATATATTTGCTACTTACTGCCTAAAAAAGATTCATTTTAAGCGTCATACAGTGGGGTTAAAGCCTCTGGGTGGGGTGTTACTACCCCCGTGGATTTGATCTAAATCCACATTTTCAAATACCTTTTCAAATTGTTCCTGTTGTGGTGTCTTCTTGTTCCAAGCCGCTATCCTACGGTTTGATATATCAACGTAGTTGGGATCTAATTCAATACCTGTAAATGTATGTCCAAGTTCTACTGCGGCCATACCTGTTGATCCTGATCCGCAAAATGGATCCAACACTTGACCATTTTTAGGTGTGACCAACTTGATCAAATACTTCATTAGTTCTACTGGCTTCACGGTTGGGTGGTTGTTGCCTTTAGTAGATTGATTTTTTCTTGCCGCCGCTTGATTGGGTCCATACATACCACTTGGCTCACTGTTTCCTTGGTATGGTATTGTCTCAAATCCACAATGCCTTTCTTTCCTACTCACTTTGGGACAATAGAAATACTGCTGATGACCTTCCACTTCGCCCAACACATTAGATGGATATCTACCTTGCTCTGGTGTATAAAAATCCTCACCCACTTTGCCTTTCTGTGCTTTGAATCCTGTCTTGCCTTCGTGCATTCCTATATTGTCACCCGCTTTGGCTGTGCTTCTTTCTAAAGGGCCTTTAATATTATTCACATATATGTCTAAATCTCTTTCATTTTCATATGGCACCCTTGACTCATCTATGTTGAGTGCTCCAACACCGTGTTGTTCCATATTTTTATATGTGCTACCTTTGAATGGTTTTCGTGCCATCACTATGGGTTCGTGTGCTGGTTTAAGTGCCGTTTTCCAACCTTCGTGTCCTTTGATCTTTTGTGCTTTGGGAAAGCCTGAGGCATACAACCACATCAGTTGATCTCTTATTTCAAATCCCACTTGTTCTATGTTGGTGGCCAAGTGGTGATACGTCCTCGCGGCACTAAAGGCCAACAGGTATCCACCCGGTTTCAGTGTCCTCAAACACTCCTGCCAAGTTTCTACGGCACCGGTGTTTGAATCCCAATCTTTGTCTAAAAATTCTATGCCATATGGTGGGTCTGTTACGATTGAATCAAATAAATTGTCTGGTTGTGTCTTGAGATATTCTATGTTGTTTTTGTTTATTATTTGGAATTGCATAATGCTATTTTCCCTGTCCTCTGTATTTCTTGAAACTTCTTCTCTTTGATTTGTTCATCTTACAGGTGGAAGGTTTCCTACCAATGCTGGTCTTATGGAACACAGGTTCGTGAGTTATTTGTTCTTTGACTTTGGCCATATGGCTACTCCTTGTTCTGGATTGCCGAACATATCAACCTCAATGAAACCAAACTGGGTGGTGTTGTAGAACCGGTTGTATTTGCGGACCGCATTGATGGCACTGGCTCTGGTGCTCCAACAGGTCTTGACGTACTTGAAACCACAGTTGATCACTTTCCTGTCTGACCTGATCAACGCGATCCGGTGATCATATGTGAGTTGGTACACCTGATCCACTGACTGCAATTGGATCTCGTATCCCTTGTGATCTGTCTTTGACTTGACTACCGGGTTCTGTGGCCTTCCTGATCTCATACAAATATTTATTGAAGATAAAGATACAGATATATCCCAAACAACAAATGCACCACTGTGATAGCAATTATATATTTCATAAAAAATGGAGTGGCATCAAACAGAGATTATGACCTAATAGAGATATCTGCCTGACGCCATAACTTGATTATAGCAAATTGATTTGGTCAGATGCGACCATTGATTTTGCCAATCTCTTTGGTGGTATGGTCAGGCACAAACTACGTTTGGCCTAACAACTCGTTGTCACTCGTTGTTAAAGTATCTCTCTAATTGATAAGTGGGATAGTGTTTTTCATTTGGCCAATAGGTCACCCTGCTACGGGTGAAACAGTTTTTATAGACAGTATTCTGCTTTGGCTCTTTATCCTTACCATACTGTATCGATTTTTAAGAACACTTTCAGGTGACTGCGTGTTCATAGCATCTGTCTATTGTTGATAATGCAACACCACATCTCTCTTGGAATTCGCCGCTGTTGTTACAGAGTAGTTTCCGTTTTTGTTGGGAGAGTATATCGCCTATGTGAGCCTGTAATTGCCTTGGTTATCGTGCCTATAATCCCACCTTTAAACCGTCTTAGCGAAGGATACAGTGGGGTTAATATCTAATTGTAACGCATTGTGCTTGAAAAAGTCAATAACATAATTTTCCTTCTATATTTGTATTTATATAAAACCCTGTTTTTACCCCTCAAACAAAAGTGGCAAACAAAAAGGTCGTATATTTCAGCCGTTTGACCGTAAAATATTAAAATAAACATAAATAATTAAAACTCAACAAAAAGGAATTTAAACAATGGCAACAGCAACAATATATACATTATGTACGTTTGACAAAAATGACTATTCAGTGGCAATCACAGGTAACATCAAGATCAAGACAAAATCACAATTAGATGATGACGTGGGCGTGTCACAGAGAATCATAACACCAAAATTAGTTACAGGTAAAACAGACAACAAAGTGGTTGGAAGATTACTGACCATCATAACTGGTTTTGAATATCTAAAAAAACTCACTGTGAGTTCTGCCGATAGAAGTTACATATGGTCAATTGATAAAGATCTTGTTGAACTGATTAACAAGAACTCACCTTTGACACTGATCGAAACTTTGAAAGGTATGGACATACCTGAAGAAATGGCAACTCATTTGGCAGGTAAACTTTACGGCTATAAAATGGAATTGGGGACAAGGGTTGCATACCACGACAAGACCAAATCAACCAATAGGTTCGTAGATATGGCCCAAAAGATGTTGGCAGAACAATCGGCACCCGCGATACCTGATTGGAGTGAAGCATTAGAAAAAGCAAAAAGGAAAGCACAGATGGAATCAATGAAAAACGAACTGAGTGCAATGGAACAAATACAACAAGACGATAACACAATCGCAGATAAGGAATAATATGATATATTACGAATATACAATCAACACAAAGAGAGTTGATAACGTTTACTGTTTGAGCGATCAAAATGTTGAACTTGCTACGAAAAGCATTGAAGCATTTTCAACTCTAATGGAACTGAATGCAAAAAAACATCAACTGTTCAAAGCAATGAGTAATGGTGGATCAAATCAAAAAGTCAAATGCAAAGGCAATACAATAATAAAACCTGTATTTGGAAAGATGTTTACCAAAGCGACCAACATATTTAGGAAAAAACAAATAGACAAGTACGATGCTGAATGGAAACAATCACCATATAGACTTGCTTCAGGTATGATCCAAAAATACGCAAGGGTTATAAATGATCCTGACAATGAACAACCAAGTTTAGAGATGATCAAAAATCAAAATAGATTTGTTAATTATTTGCGAGATCAGATAGATGAAGAACTGAAAAGGATCAATATTATTTGGCTCAATAACAGCAATCATCCTGAGAGGGTTGGATCAATAAGAAAATATTATCGTGATTTCAAAGGTAAAAAAATTGAAACAGGCATTGAACATATTGAACAACAACTGAATAAATTGATGATAGATTTTGTTGATTTAGATAATCCTAATAGGAACACGAGTGTTGATTTAGATAATTTACTGCCTACAGCAGATTCCAAACAACAACCAATAAGTTTGTAACAGCAAACACCAACAGGCCAATCATTCCACCTTCCAATCGTGTTAATCTTTTTTCCACGTGATGAAGGTGGTTTGACATCAAGAGATCTAATTTTGTTTCCAAACGTGCCAATCTCTCTGCTGTTGAATTCTTATTTGTCATAGCCGCCCATAGTCCATTTCCAATATGCCTTGAATGGTTTCTTTATAGCACACCACACACATATACATCTGCACACTTTGAATTTTGCCATTATTGATTGTCCTCTAATGTTTTAATTCTTGCTTCAAGTTCTTGAACAGTTTTTACCAAAGTTGCTACTATGGCTCTTGTGTTTAATCCCCAACTATAATCTTGATTGCCTTCACTATCTAATATAGCATTTCCATCTTCATCTTTTAATGCTACTTTACAAGCGGCTTCTGGTATAATTGGATTTACTTCTTGTGAAAAGAAACCTAATTGTTGCAAAGCATTATCTTCGCCATTTTTTTCAACATCATCTTTCCATTTAAAATAACGAGGTTTTAATTGTTTAATTTTTGTTGTTGCATCAGTTAATAAACCTTTATCATTTTTTAACCTCATATCTGATGAAGTTGTTAATTGTCTTGCATTGTTTGTTTGGACATCAGAATTTTGTGCCAAATAATTTATTGTTGTTAGACCACTTCCTGTAATAGAAAATTTAGAAGTGCCATTATTTAAGATATGTAAAGCATACCAATTATCTGTATCTGAAGTATCAGTTACATTAATTTTTACAGCCGCCGCATCATTAGCCATAGCACCAGAAGAATTGGTAACTGTAAAAGAATCTCCAGATCCAGAATTTGTAATATCTAATTTACTACCATCAAAAGTTAAGTTAGCCTCACCTTCTAAAGTATTTGATGTGCCACTACCTGTAATAACTCTGTTATCTGCATTGTTGTTGATTGTTGTTGAACCCAATGGACCCCAACTTGAACCATTGTAGATTTCAAGTTGATCAGTCGTTGTGTTCCAAATTGTCATACCTTCCGCGGCACCATAGGTATTTCTTTCCGTCGTTGTCTTGTTTGCTAAAACAAAAGGTTCCAAGAATGTTGCTCTCGCACCCTGTTCTACCAAGTTGCCACCTGCCACTGTTCCTGTTGTTGGCATATCATATTTCACAACTTCTTTTATTCTGTATTTGTAATCTGTGCTTCCACCATATGTTGAAAATGTCTGTGCTGATTTACCACCAACTATGATACTGACTTTACCTGTGTTCAGTGCGTCCATATTTGCGGCTGAGTCCGTGACACCTAAACTAACTGGATAAGCACCTATATACATATCCGCACAACCTGTAGTTTGACCACCTGATGGATGTCCATTGATAGTGGATATGAAACCACCAAATTTTGTGTTGGATGGATGTTTTGCACTTGAGAACAACATTGTAGGATAGTTGTATCTTCTCTTGAACCTGTTTGAGTTTTGAGGATACTGGTGTTGATAGTCACTCATATATTCATTGCCAAAGTCATCTGTCACAATTGAGTGACCAAAAATCACTTCAGATTCTGTTGCTGTGTAACTTGAATCTGCTGAACCTAACTTCAAGAACATACTGGCACCATACATATTGATGTCTTTCTGCATAGTTCTTGTTACACCGCCGTCGTCTTCAAACTGGACTGTTCCACCATCTAAGAACAAGCCCATATTTGTTGAATTTGTTGAATCAACACCTGTTGCACCATCACTGCCTGTGTTGTTTGCACCTGTCCAACCGCTTCCCACAGTTGCGTTCAATGTGTCTTTGATCATAAAACCATTTGTGATCTGATCCGCGGCCTGTGTCGCCACGTAACCAATTGTTGCTGGTTCCCATCTTGAGTTGGCATTCACGTATTTCAAGAACTGTCCATCTGTTGGTGTCGCTGTGTGAACATTGTGTATCTTGCTTAACACGAAACTTGAGTCAAGTGTGTCTGCCTTGAATGTTCCCGCAACGTGGAAATCTGTGTCTGGCGAACTGGTCTTTACACCAACCCTCTCGTTGCCTGCATCTACGAAGAAGATGTTGTCATTGGTGTCACCATCAACCCTGAAATCTACATTTTCATTGCTTGGGTTGAAGTGTGCCCTGTTACCTTTGAAGTCAACTATTGTTCTCTGTGATGTTGAACCTTCATTGGTTGATCTTACTTGGAAGTAACCACCTGAGTTTGAGTCACTGTGATCACCTGCCGCCACGAAGTAACAGGCTGAACTCACCGTGTTGTAATTCTGTCCTGATCCTGCCGCGGCAAAACCTGAAGCATAAAAACCACCCAATGTGTTTCCATCACTTACTCTGGCATCACCACTATCTGAACCTGATCTCAGGAACCAAATGTTACCAAATCTATCATTGTCTGATTTGGCCTGTAATACCACAGCAGGAAAACTGTCACCTGTTGCTGTTATCTGAATACCTTGGTTGTATATTTCACCTATGTCTGGAGTGTCATCTTCTGTGATTGACAATGGACCGTTGAAGTGAGTGGTTCCACCTGCCCAACCCCAACCACCTGCGTGACCATAGTTGCCTGTCGCACTTGTTTGATCTGGTTTGAATTTGATGTGACCATTGTTGGTTGTAGTGTTCTCAATAATTTTATCATTGACGTTCAAGTTACCACCTAATTCTGGAGTGGTGTCTTCCAAGACAGATTGAATGAAAGTGTGTGTCACAAAATCAATCGCATTGGCACCTGCATTTACTTTTAAAAACTTGCCACCCATACCTGACAGTGAAGCAGGTGTGTCACTCAATGCTGTTATACTTGCATTGGCAATTCTTGCATCTGCTCTGGCAGTTGTGAAATATAAGTTAGTTGAACCTTCTGGCAGTGAGTCTGCATTCAAGGCTCCACCATTTGTTGTGAAGAATTTATTATTTGAACCTTCTGGTATGTCATCTGTTGATATTTTATTTCCTGTGGTTCCAAAATCTAAATGTGTGTTATCAACACCATCTGTCTTGATTGATACTGTACCTGAACTTACTGTGAAGTTGGTGTTATGGAATGCGGCTATACCTTTGTCTGTGGCTGAAGCATCAGCAACTGATATCGCACCACTTGAAATTGATACAGGTGATGTTCCTGTGATATGTGCTCTCACTTCACTGGCACTTGGACCCGTGTATGTAAAGACACCTGTTGAATTGTTGTATGCTAAACTGCCATCACCACCTGAGTCAGTTACTGAAACTGCACCTCTGGCTCTTGCATCGGTGAAATATAAATTACTTGACCCCTCTGTTATTTCATCACTGTTGTCTTTTGATAAGATCTGTGAATCCACATAAGCCTTGACACTTTGTTGAGTTGGAAATTTTGTTGCACTATTTGAAGACATATTGTCTTCATCAACGAACCAAGTGCTTGTGATCCTTGAATCAACCCTCGCGTCCGTGTAGTACAAATTTGTGTCTTCAGTTACTTCTGATGTCTGTAATGCATCAAAACCAATACCATTTTCCGCACCATTGATTTTGAGATATTTGTTTGCGTGACCTGTGTAATTCGCAGGTGTGTCTGTCAGTGCCGTGAATAAACTCAGCCCGGCAACACTATCAAATGCAAGTGCACCTGATCCGTCTGTTTTTAGGACGTATCCTGCTGAGCCATCTGACGATGGATATGTTAAACCATTGATCACCGTGTTGCCTGACGTTTGTAAAGTTGTGAATACACCTGTGCTTGGTGTTGAGGCACCTATTGTTGTGCCGTCTATGGCACCACCATTTATGTCAACTGTGCCTGCTGTTAAACTTTGTGAAACTGTTAAGTGACCATCTGACGTGATACCTAAAGCATCATTGGCTGATGTGCTTTGTAACATTGGTGTTTTTAAAGCAGTTGTGCCTCGTACTGTTGTTCCTGTGATTGCAAAATTTCCTGTTGAAATGTCATCTTTCATTGAAAATTCACCTGCACTATCAAATGCTAAAAGTTTGTGTCGTCTTGTTGAGACAGCAGGTAAGAATGAACTTGTTGGTGTTTCATCTTCTGGGAATTTAACTGCACCCGCTGTGGTATCATACTGTGTGTCTTGGATTGCCATAATCATTGTGTCAAATTCTGAGTTCAATGTCTTGGCTGTTAACGCACCACCTGTCTGGAAGTCTGTCGTTCTTGCTAACGTCACATCTCTTTTGATTGTGACTATGTGTGTGTCTGTTGGTGCTGAATTGAAAATTACTTTACCTGCCTTGTTGGCGTCATCACCCACGTTCAATAAAACCGTGTAGTCATTTCCTGCACCAATAGTTTTCTGAACACCATTAACAAACACCTGAATATCTGAATTGTTGTTTAGTGTCGTTGCATATGTACCTGTAGTGACAACAACGTTCTGACCTGAAACTGTTGTTGATGCTGTTGTTCCAAGAGTTACATTTGTTGCTGAATTAACAGTCGTGATAGTTGTCTCTAATGTTGCAGAACCTGATCCTGCTCCTGCTATCGTTATCGCTTTGCCTTGTAGGTCATTGGTGTAGAAGAAGTTTGAATCTGTAACTGTCAATGAGTTGCTACTGCTTGATATTGATCCTGTGCTTGATGATATCGTTCCGCCTGAATCACTTGCGGGAACAACGAATGTGAAAGCAAACTCAGTAGTAGAACCGTTTGCTGTGTATTGAATGCTTGGTGTTGTGCTTGTTACTGCCATATAAAATTATCCTTAACTTTAATATTTATTCCAATTAATTGATCCTGTCCGCCCACTCCAAAATGTTTGTGGCTTTTTTATCACGTTGTTTAATTGCTAATTTTTTATCTCGTCTTTTTCTCTTCTTGTATTCCTTTGGTAATAGGTTTTGTTCTAAAACATCATACAACAGATATTTTTGTAACTTCGAGAAACCCAAACCATTTGGTAAAAACATAGCACCCAAGTCTCTCGTGAAACCAAATGCACTCTTTTTAAAATCTTCTTTTTTAGTAAACACAGAAGCCACAGTTGAACCTGCTCCTGACATCACATCAATCATAGACGAAATACTTGGACCTAAAACTTCTCTTTCATAATCATTTTGTAGATTTCTGTTGTTAGTTGAATTTTCATATATTGCTTGAAATTGAGTTTCTACAAACGGATCTATAAATGGTGCAAATATTGCCGTTATACCTGAACGTTGAAATGCTCTTTCTAACAATGTTGAATCTTCTGTGAAGTCAAAACTCAAAGGAGCATTACCTTTCATCATTTCTCTGGCCTGTGTTGCTACTATACCTGCTGTGAACATTGGTATTGCTAATCCTGCCGCTTGTTTCATTACACCAATCTTGCCACCGTGCAAGTAAGCATCACCATACACTCTTCTACCTATTGAGAATGCAAATGATTTGAACTGTACTAATGTTTTAATGACTGCATTCATTTCTTTTCCATCATTGAAAAAAGTTAATCTTGCATTTTCTATTTCACCCGGTTTCATTCTTGATAAGCCATCAACTCTTTTTTGGAAATAAGCCATCCAAGCATCGTATCTTGTTTGTCCTCTTGATCTTAAAGTGTTGTTGATTACTGGTAATGCAAATGGATCAAACAACCCATCTTCATCTAAATATTTGTCAAGTTGTCTTACAGCATCATCCCAAGCACCTTCATCAATACCTGCTTGTTCTAAATCAAGTATGAATCTTTTTGTTTTTTTATCTGCTTTCAGTTGTTTCCATTTTCTTCCTGACTTTAATGCATCTGTCACATCCATTCTTTGAACAGCAAAACCTGCCGCCGCCTGTCCATCTGAAAAATAAGTTGAACCTGTTATTCTCATAAATTTATTTGCTAAATTTCTTGTTGCATCTGTTACACGACCACCTGCTTCAAACACTTCACCAAAATATCTGTTATTGACTGCACCTATGTAATGTTCCATAGCCACTGCGTGGAATCTTGCTACATTTCTTTTCTTCTTGCCTTGGAATGGTGACATATTGCCAAGCATATTTTTCATAGTGTTATCACCTCTTGTGAACAATCTAAATGCACTAAACACAGGCTCCATAATCACTTGATCAACAAATACAAAACCCAACTTACCTAAAGTAACATTTCTTAAATTTTGTAATGTGCTCATAAACCAACCTCTTGCTATTGGTCTTCTTTCTATTTTGTTTTTTAATCCTTTTTCTAATATGTCCATTCCTTTACCATTTGCGGCACTGGACAATGTTGCACTCTTTGATAATTGTTTTTTTAATTTGTTAATAAATGTCAAAGGACTTGCACCAAACATTTTAGTCATCGCGTGTTGTTCTGATAATTTTTGGAACTGTCCAAAAAACATACTTTCCATATCTTGTTCACTTGTATATTTGGCAGTGATATCAAAGTAACTCTTACCACTTGATGCAATTTGATAATCTCTATTGATGGTCATATCAAGTTCATTACCAAACGTGTCCATATCAGGACTCGCTGACGTCACTCTGTCATATTCTTTTAATGCAATCTCTCTTTTGTATGCTTTGATCTTTGCGGGATCAGTGATTCCATATTTTTGAATTATATCTTGGTCACTTAAATATTCTGCGAAGTCATTTATAAATTCTTCTTTTTTATTTTTAATTTTGTTAACGTTTAATCTAACTTTAGGCACCAAATTCAACATTGTCATCTTACCACCAACAACATTATTCTCTGCAACCATTTTCTCAAATGAATCTGCTATTGCTCTTGCTATTTTGTAATGTGGTGTGTTGCTATTGTTTACAGAAGTTTTTCTTGCAGGATCTTTTTGTATTGCAATAATGTCTTCCATTATTTTTTCTGCATTTTCTCTACCTTTTGTGTGTTTGTGCCAATCTTCACCAATTTCATTTGTGAGTCTTCTATCAATTAAATTACCCCAATAAGTTCCTAATGTACTTTGTGTTACTCTTTCTAAATTAGCACCTTTGGAATAGTTTGATTCATACAAAGCACCTATCAATATATTATTAAGTAATTTTTCTTTGTCGCCTTTTTTATAACTTTTAATCAATGGACTATTTGGAAAATTAGTCACAAACCAATCTAATTTGTCTTCTAATTTTTCAACCATTGTGATTGCATTTTTAGTTTCTACAACTTTTGGTTTAAGTTGTTTCTTCATTTTGCTTACTTCATTATTGATAACACCATTTCTTATTTCAGTAAGTTTGGCAGTATCTAAACTATCACCTTCAAATTTTTTAACAGCATCATCTATTTTAGATTCAATATCTTCTAAGATACCTGCTCTTCTTAATTTGTTAAGTAAGTCATCACCTAATACATTAATGCTACATTGTTTGTTTGCCATATTAATTCGTCGCGTTACAAATCATCAAATCGTCTAATTTGCTTTCCACTTCCTCTAATAGTTGTTTGTTTTGTGCAATCTCATCTATCTGTGTTTTTAATTCAGTAAGGTCTGTAATTTTTTCTACTTTCTTACCATCAACAAATACTGTTCTTTTAATTGATGTTTGACCATCATTGACTGCTTTGACCCATTCCTTTTTAACACCAAGTGTTTCAGGTAATGTGTCTAACTGTTGTGGTGTTGTTATATTAGCATAACCTTCACCTGTTAATTCATCTGTCACTTCATCATATGTTTTGTTTTTGTGTTTGCCTCTAACATCAACAGTTTCTTCAACTGCATCTGTGGCTTCACTTTCAATTTTGTTTTGTCCATCTATGTCTTGTTTTATTTGTGCTTTGATACTTGGATCTTTTGTTACTGCACCGTGAAATATTTTTTTACTTGTTATTTCATCTTCTGGTGTAGTGTATTTTCCATCTGCACCTTTTTTATATGCAATTGGTTGTCCTGTTTTTTCATTGTTTGTTATAGCATACGTATCACCTTCAAACTTGACTTCCAACATAGTTCTCTTTTTATTGATTTTAGTTTTCTTGAGACCAAATCTTTCTAACACTGGTGTGATTTCAAGCACCTGTTGTTTTGTAAAAATATATCTTTGGTTGGTGCCTCTAACTTTTATTTTGATAGTATCTGATTTTAAATTTTCTGGTCTGATAGACTCTAATACTTGTTGTAATAATTTCTTTTTGGTTGTTATTGATAACACACCTCTCACTGAATTGATCACTGTTGGTGCTGTTGCATCTTTTGATAATAATCCATCTTCAGTGAAACTTGTTTTTTTAGTTTTGTTGTCTAAACTAATATTTTCTAAATCAAATTCATCCACATCAGGTCTTGATTGTACTTCAACATCTACAAGGTTGCTGTCTTTTATGTCTAATTTTGATACTTCCGTATCAACTATTTCTTTCCTTGCTAATGCTTCTGGTGTTTGTTCATCTAAAGGATTGTTGATCTTTGGATCATTTTTTGTGTTCTGTAACCATTTCCTGAAACCGTAACCCGCGGCACCAAAGGCACCACCTGCCGCTGTGCCTAAAGTGAAGCCAAACAACTGATTCATAAAACTGATATCTTGTTGTCTTCTGATCTGTTCTGATTGTGGTGTTAGGTAAAAGGCCTCTATTGCTGTGTAAGGTGTTGTCTGTATTGCACCTGACACAAATGCACCACCTGCCGTTTTTGATTTAGTTCCTACTGTCAAGGCTTTCACTGCTTTACCAACCGTTGTTGTTGCTTTTATACCTTGTCCAATTTTAGCAAACTGTCCTACGAATGGTATAAGATTGACTTCATCTACTATCATCATAGTACCAATGTTCAACGTACCTCTCATAACATTGTCAAAGGTGCCTGATCTATTTTTTATGTATTCATATTGTCTATCTAAATCATAAACTTCTGCTAATTTGGCCGCTCCACCCACAGTCAAGTCAGGTGTCCATTCTAAACCTTCTCGCCAATATCTATTTTTTGGCGTCCAATCTTGTTCTTCAATGTATGCTGTTGAATCATTTAGATCTTCAAATAGATCTACACCCATTTTTCCAAATGTGTTTGATCTTCCATCTCGATAGGCAATACTGGCATTCTCACCTGAAGTCGCTTTGGACAACGGTGTAAAGAATTCATCAGTTGTATAGCCTAACTGGTATTTTTTCATCTTAGGACTCCTGATCTAATTCTTTTTCTAATTCTTTGATTTTGTTTTTCTTGCTTTGTTGGTTTGTGGAAGAATCAAAATTAAATATTTGTGTTCCTTCTTTGTCTGGGTTTGCATCAAATATATTTGTGGCTTCACCTGTTGACTCTTTCAACGTTGCCAACTCACCTTCCAAGTATTTCACATAGGCTTCTTGATGAACAATATATAAAGTTGCTAAAGGTGATAATTTCTTACCTGTTCTCAATGTGGAATATCCACCATTTTCTTTGAACACACTATACAGCAATTGAACTTCTGCCTGTACTTCAGGGATCATCAATCCGTCAAACACTTCTGGATAGTTAGTGTTCAACCAATTGAATTCATCTTGTGATATAGAACCATTGTTTAGTTTAACACCTATACCTGTCAGTATAAGTTGTTTGTCACCATCTGTTGGATCAATGTTTGTGGCAAATTTTTCTACCACACCAATTTCATAGCCACCTTGTTTTGCTATATCAATATAATAATTTTCAAATGTGTTTTGATTTTTACTTAACTCAGGTGCCTGTTTGTCTGTTTCAACAATAACACTCCAAGCAGGATTGTTTTCTATATCTTTTGGTGCTACAACTCTTTTGTTAGGATCAATATTGATAGCAAGAGTTTCTGTTGGTGCTTTACCATTTTTACCATTACTTTGGATTTGATAATAAGTTAAGTTACCATCATCATTTGCTGTTAGATCATTTTTGTTAGCGATCTGGAATAAAAGTTTATCACCTTGTCTAATAATAATAGTGTTTTCTGCTAAATCAAAATCAGTTATACCTGCATTTTCAGATAGCATAATTCCATACTTCAATGGATTGTTTAAAATTTCTTCTGCATCTTCTAAAGTTTTATTGAAGTCTGCTGTTGAAATATTGTTTGGGATCAAAACATTTTGTCCATTCCATTCAACTTCTTCAATCCTAAATGCTTTATCAAAATGATTTTTTGCAATTCGTTCTGCGGCTTCTGTGTCACCTTCTGTGGTCGTAAGTGCTTTGGCATAGAAAGAAGCATACACATCTACCATTGCATTTTTAGTAGTCACATCTGCTGTGATACCTATAAATTTATCATCACTTAAAAAGTCATTTGCCACTGTGTTGGCATCTTTCTTACTGATGTTCGCCGCTTTTAAATTATCTTCTTTACCTAAATAGGCCTCCGCCGCGAACTTGAATGAAGTTGATGCTCCACCACCACTCAATATAAACAAACTTTCTAATTCAGCAGGTAGATCCATTTCTAAATATATGTTTGAAGGCAAGTCCATTTGATTGATAAGATTAATTGCACTTGTTAACTCCTTGGCCGTTGTTGCTTGTGTTAGACTTTCTTTTACTTGAGTTATTTCTGTTTCATCTAACAATGGCATACCTTCAACATTATCAATTCCTAATTGTAATGCGGCCAACTCTCTTCTTTTTATTAGATCTGCTTCTGTTAATTCAAATATATTCTTTTGGAATAACTCATCAATGGTTGTGTCGTACGTTTCAACATCATTTACTTTTAGGTAACCATATATGTTACCACCATTGTAAGCGGTCAAAAGTTCGCTCTGTTTGGCAACCAAATATCCTTTTGCTTTGTTCAAAGCCATCAATTGAATATTTGTGTCAGCATCAACTTGGTCATCACCTGCTATCAATTTTAATTTGTCATCAACTGCCTGAATTCTACCTTCAATAGCATTCATTGTGATTGAACTTAAATTTTGTGTGTACTCCGTGACTATCACACCTTCTTTATAAAGTGCATACAAGGCCTCTTTGTCTTCTTCGCTGTAAAGCAAACTGTCTAATTCATTTTCAAAATCATTTAGGTCAATGACGTTTTCTAACCTATCACCATTTTTGATTGCTTCATCTATCTTTGTCGAGAAACCATTTTCATAAACAGTTCTTTCTGTTCTCAAACCTTTAATTTTTGTGTTAAGTTCTTTTTCTAAGATGTTAGCCAACTTGTCATATGAATCAATGTCTAATGTTTTTGGAAATGTATCTTCACCCACCGCATTTTCAAATTCATCACCATACTGTTCATATAAGTCAGCCATTATTTCTGCTGTGTTTTCATTATTTTTAAATTTTTCTAAGAAGTCTGCCTTGTCTTCTGCTGACTCAAACTTTTGTCTTATGAAAGGTTCTACCACACTTGAGAAAAGAATATTTTTATTTTGTAAAAATTCTTCTTGAGATATTTTATTTTGATCTCTTAAACTTTCTAATATTCCTAAACTTTCACCCAAGTCACTATCAACTCTGTTACCTTTTAAAATGTTTTCTTGGATCCTTGGAATGATAATTGTGAATAATCTATCTTTCAACGTTGCTGTGTTGTTTGCATCTTCTGTTGCTATGCTCAATGCTAAAGTTTTATTGTTATAATGATTGATAGCATCATCAACCACAGGTAACAATTTTGGTGCCAAACTTGATGGAGTTGAATCTGCAATTTTATCTCTCAGTTCTTGTGTCTTGAGTGCGAATGCTTCTGGATCAGTGTTGATCGTTGTGTCACTGTATAGTTTTGTTAATTCAATTTCTAATTCGTTTTTTGTTTTGGCTACAAAGGCATCTCTTGCACCTTTTTTAAATGCATCACCTCTTATAGTCATTGGTGTTGCTTCTGCTTGATCGATAGTTTGTGTGCCTTGTTCTATTGCTTCAAACCCTGCCTGTAGGCCTTCTCTTTCTGCTTTGGCATCTAATATCTTGTTAGATACTCTCACAACCTTACTGGCTATATCAACAGATGAGTCTGGTAGGTTTGGTCTTGGCACTCTGCCTGTTGGCACTCTGCCTGCGGAGTATTGATTTATTCTTGTTGCACTACTCCTACCTGAGTTTGTCTCAAAATTCTGACCTTTGTATGTTGCCATTAATATTTTTTCCTGTAACTTACTTTTTTACCTGTCTTCTTTGCATAAGACTTGGCTTTCTTCTTACCTGCTTTTGTATAACTAAATTTTTTACTTCCTACTTTTGGCATTGTTCATTTCTCCTGTTTCTCTTTTGTATTGATCTAAATATACAGTGGCTAAATCATACCAAAAAATATCTTTTGGTTGTTTGTTGTACTTTTGTCTAAACCACTGATCAAAACTCAAATAATTAACCTCTCATTCCCCAAGTAATTCCAAAGTCTAACAGATTGCCAAATGCTTTCTGTTTGCCTGATCTTCTGTACGCATCTGCTTCCATAGATTTTGATCCCATTCTTCCATATGTGTCAAATCTATCTGCATAATCTTCATAAGCGAATTCAGCCGCCGTATCTGAAAATATATCTGTTGGTGTTCCTTCTAAACTAACACCACTCGCACTATACAAGGCTCGCTGTGCTCCAATGGTTCTTCGTAAACGTCTTTGTCTTTCGTTACTTCTCTCATTTAAAGCAATAGCCTCATTGGCCGCTTGGTATTCACTGATGGCCGCTTGTTGGTTCGCAAGTTGTATGTTTTGATTAGCCATATACATAGTACCTGCCGCCGCAATATAAGGTGCCGCTGTCGTTAGGGCTGTTCCCACTTGTGCTAATGTTGGTAATGCTGGTAATAGTTGTGGCATAGTTAGTTCCTTGCTTTCAAATATTTATGTGCCAAATTTGACCTCTGTTGTTATTCCTAAGATTGTAGATTTCAATGGCGTGTCCACTGTCAATGTAACAAATGGGTCAGTTGATACACCACTCACAAATATTTTTTTGGTTCCTGTGAATGGATTGATCGCTGTTCCCAAGTTCTGTCCTGCAAATCTAAAATCAAGTTCAGATCCATCTATCTTGAGTGCCTGTGTGTTGTTCAAGTTAGCCAAGGCACTTATCTTTGTTATCTGCTCACCTCTATATGGTTGTCCGTTCAACGATACTGGCAAAGTCAATGTTTTTAATGTTGATGTGAAATTTTTACCTATATGTACATCACTGTAACTGTCATCTAACGTGATGTTTGCTCCACTGCTGAATGAACCCACTGTTTTGTCTGAGTGTACTATACCATCTGCTTCTATATTAACTGTTTGGTTGGCGAATGGATGTGCTGAACCAATTGTGCTAAATGTTGAACCTGTGTTCTTGGTCATATAGCCATCTAAATAAACATTGTCTTCTGTCAATCTTTCTAAATGTAAGCCTGTGATAGTTGAACCGTCATCTTTGGTTCTTGTTCTTTCTACAAGTGCATACAATCTCTGTGTTTCTGGATCAGTATCTGAATCGTGAACTGCAACTACTTTTTTAAATTTTCCATCTGTCTTGAATCTTGACCAACCCGCAACCTGTTTCTCTACGTTCAATCCCAATACTGCAAGTTCGCCATCTGCGTTAATGATGAAAACATAGTTTTGGTTTGTGTTCCTGTGGGCTCTCATAAATGCGATGTCTTGCGGATTGCTTAATACATCGTGTGATATGATCGTGTAGTTCTTCGCATAGAAGGAATCTGAGTTGAAATCAAACACGAAACCTCTAAGTTCTCTACCATTGGCACTACAAAATAATACTTCGTTGTCAACTGTGGTTGGATTCAGTGCACCGGCTACACTACCATACTTGGTCTGTAGTCTAACATTCACGTTAGACGGTGTCACTGGTGACCCAACCATTTCAAACTCACCATCACTGGTAAAGATGAATAAGGTCTGTTTGGAAACAACGTGTCTAATAACGTTTGAAGTGTCAGCACCAATCGTGAATGCGAATGCACTATCATCTGTCACTGTACCTACTGTGATATCATTTTCTACTGAAGCCACTGTGGGTTTGAAGTTGAAGAAGTCACCTGTCTGTGATCCAAATATTGTCTGTGGTTTGTTTTTAGTACCACCATATATCAATCTGTTCTGGTGGAAGGTCACTGATTTTGGATAACCTTTTGTGGCACTGAAAGCCGTCTGTTGGTATTCTGTTGAACCTGCCAACAATGTGTTTTGTGGTTTTTCTTCAATGTCACAGGTTATAGTCGTTGAACTTGATACTGATGTGATTTTGTATAAGCCACCATTCACTCTGATGTAATCACCGTTGCTGAAATGCGAACTTGGATCTGCTGATGCTGTCAAAGTTTTTGATGAACCAACATCAATACCATTTGATCCTGTGTCTGGTTGAAGTGTTATACCTGTGTCAAAGTTAGCCATAGGTAAGAAAGTGTGGCTCACATTGGCTATTGACCAACTGGTGTGTGATTGCCTTGTTATCTGTACTGGTGCATAGTCTTCGTGTGTCAAAATCATTGTGTCAAATGTCTGTGTGAATCGCCACTCATTGATGTTATCGGCTGTCCAACCACACAATGCATCTGTGACTGTGGTCGCCTTGGCACCATTTTTATAGACGTGGAACTTGCCACCATCATTAGTGTTGTGTTCTAAAATTAAAACGTATTCCTGATCTGTTGAAAATCTAAATGGTATCAATCTTGCATTAGTTTCAAAACCCAAATGTGTTTCATCTGTTCCGTTTAGATTGACACCTGCGATGTATTCAAAACCTGTTCTTCTTAAAAGACCACCCTGTGGTAATACGAAAAAGTTCTCAACCGTCTTTGCACCTGTGGTATAAATGTCCAAGTCTTCTCTTGCATCAAGATACTCGCCTACTTCACCTGATGTAAAAGAGTTTTGGACGACTTTGATCTGTGCCATCTAATTAACCCCTTGGATATATTACTGTTGAACGACCAACTCTTGCTTTGTTCAATCTACCTTCATCTAACAATGTACGAGGTGGATTTTCTTGACCATCAACTGTCTTGGCAGTTTTAAGTTTTCTCTCATAGTCCTGTGCGAGCCTATCCTGTAGTGTGCCAACACCTGTGACCGCTTCACATATTTCAAAAGCCAATTTTGCGATCAAAACTTCTGTGAAGAAAGGTGGGAACTCTGACTCATCTTTGTTTTGTATGTACTCTATGTTCAAAGGTGATATGTTTGCATACACTTTGTTCTTCTCAATTGAATAGTCTGTGTGCTTGGTTCCACTCGCATCAAAGATACCTTTAACTCTGATGTAGTCACCTGGTAATTGATACACATATTTGTAACTGGCGTCAGTGATGGTTTCTACCAATGCTGATACTGTCGCTTTCTGTGTGGCGAAGTTCCAAAACGTGTAATACAACAATGATTTCTTTGTGTCATCGTACATATTGGATACCACTATTGATTCTCTGTCGTTGCCCGCAAAACTTGAAATTGGATTGCCACCAATTTTCAAGAGTGATTGTGTTGCTATTGTGAATTTTGTTGTTGCCATTTTATAAGATCCTTATGTGTATTATTTAGTCATTAAAAAAGGGCGATGTCGCCACCGCCCTTTAAAGTTTGCAATCCTAAAAAAATTAGAATTATGCTTCGAATGATACTACTGATAAAGGATCAATCACAACTGCACCACCTGAGAACTCAGATGAAATTAATGTAGCCAATTTTTGTGGAACATAATTTACAGAAGTTGAAATATCTTTACCCACTGCCATACCAACTGAATTCTTAGACCACGCATAAGATTTGTGATCTGAGTTTGAACCTGCTGATAAGCCTGTGTGCATAATAACATTGAAACCTAACACGTTAGGGATAGAACCATCCGTAAATGCTCTGTTGAATGGACCATCTGCTTTGTTACCAAAATTTGTGATTAACTCACTGTATCCGTTTGGTGATACAAGTAAGTATCTGTCATTTTCGTCAGCGTCTTGGTCGTTCAATGCTTTATGGATAGCAATTAAACCTGCTTCGTTAAGTGTGTTATTTGTTAATTCAGCCGCTAAAGTCTGTGCTGATACAGAGGCATCTAATGCAGAAATAATTGCATTGTCATAGGCTCTGTTCATAGCCGCCGCGATTGAAGTCGCATAAGCATCTCTAACATCCGCATTTGTCTTCAAAATATCAAAATCATCTGCGTACTCACCTGCTGAGTAAGTGTCAATAGTTGCTGTTGCTGAAGTTCCAAAGTTCATTGGGGCACCTGTCGCACCAACCCAAGTAGCCGCACCTGCTGGTGACGGTGTTCCTGCGAAAGTTGATAGTGCTTCAATGTCTTGATGTGAAACTTTGTTTTTTACTGCACCTGCTTTTCCTAATACTGGAAACTTGTAAGTGCTACCTGTTACATTTCTAACTGTTCTAACAGCACCTTGTAACTTTGATGCTTTTTGTTGTGCATTGTGAGTCACTTGGTCAGAGAACATAGTAGAAAATGCGTTGTCTATAGTTATTGCCATAGTTTATTTTCCTTTCAAATTAATGAATGTTCATAGTTAATGTTAAAACGTTAATGAATTATCCTTGTATGTAGGGTCTCTTGCGAGATTGTCCTCTCATAGTTTGGGTTCGCGAACTCACAAACTCTAAACAAGATTGTCCGTTAGGGTCAGGTCTATTGTTTGCTGTTTGTATTTATAGCCTTTGACCACTCAATCTGGTCGTATGCGATTTTTAATTTTTGTATGTGTTCGTCAAATTCCGTGTGCGAATAACCGTACACATAATTGACCCACAGTTCAAAGGTCATATGCACGGCAGGAAATGAATCTAACCGCGGTTGAATCTGTTCCATCTGCCTTTCCTCTTCATATCTTTCATATTTTCCCGTTGTGTGCCTATCTGCAGATGCCGGGGATTGAAACACTTGGGATTGTCACAAAGGTGCAACACCACATTACCGTCAAGATAACGGTGGTTCTTCACACGGTTCAGTTTGGCACTGAGCCTATGCACCAACCAAACCCGCTTGAGGTGTGTGCAGACTCCGTAGCCCTGTGTGTTTATGGTCTTCTGCCATAGCCAACAGCCGCGACCACTCACTATCTTGTGTGCGTTCAGACTCTTGGCTGTGTAGGTAAGCGGCTTTCTTGACACTGGGGTCCTCTCTGTTCAACAGTATTTACTCCTGAAATTTACCACTAAATTTTACTGTTATATTATTACAATTTACTGTTGAAATAATCGGAATCTACCATATGTTCATAGATGCAGAGGACTTGATCACTCCTTTGCTGAACTGAGGTGACATATGTTTGGCAAAATGATCAAGATTCTGGTGTGTGCGGTGTTCCTCGTGGCCAACAACGGTTGCGACACGGACTACTTCACAGTGAGCCACACGGGACAGATCAACTGTTTCGCTGACTCTGACTCACCCGCTTACACACAGGCCGCGACCGTGCGGATAAACTCCAAAACCACGAACAGTTTGATAAACAGTTCAAGAACTGTGGCGACTGGCTACACCATTGACTTCGTGGCCTACGGTTGGACTGAGAACTTTACTGGAACGATTGAAAATGGTGTTTTAACGGCCACGCACCTCGCAACAAAATCAGGATCAGCAGACCTGAGCCACACTATGACTGACCTCACCTTGACCGTATCGTTGCTGGACCATTTCAGGGTTGGTGGTCAAGGTGGCATACCTTTTGTGGGCTTAACTGCTTCAACTGGCACGCAACCTTGCGAACTTGAGATATTTTAGTAAAGATCTTTTAACCTTTTAAGCAAAAATACGAGAGTTTTTTTTCACAGTAGCCGCTTGCCAAAAGATCTTATTTTTTTGGGGGTTGGGTCCAAAAAGTAAGCAAATCTGCCCATCTTAGGTCAGATTTCTTGAAACTGTATAGCCTGA